AAGTGAAGAACTAGAAGAAAAAAATCAGATAATGGTTAAACAATTAAAGAATAGATATAACGACCCAACTTTAAATAGAAAGTTTATACTTGGTGTTGATAGGTCTAAAATGCGTTTCTATGATGTAGAACAAAACGCACAAACAGATTTAGTTGATAGTGGTCAAGAGACATTATCATCTAATGATAAATTTAAAAAACTGGGTCAGTTCTCAGATTTTAAAGTATAACAACAAAGGAGAAAAAAATGGCAATTAAGTTAAATGACAAATGGTATGATGAAAATAAATTCACACCAGAGATTAAAAATGCTATTGTTCAAGTGAACAACTATCAAAAACAAATTAATAATCTAAATGCAGATTTACAAAACTGTAAGATTATAGTTGCACATCACAGTAATTACATTAAAGAAAATGTGCCTGCAGCTGCTGAGATAGAAGAACCTAAAGCAGAGACATCTGAAGAAAAATAGTATGGTAAAGAAAGTCGCAAAAAGAAAACCTAGAGCCACACGCACTAAACTATCTTATGAACTAAAATTAAGTAAGAGAAATAGAAAGGTGCGTTGGCGAGTTTTAGAAAGACCAACAGGTAGTATTATCTTTGAATCTGAATTTGAAGATAAAGCTAAAGATATTTGCGATTTTCAAAATAAACATAAAGTATGGGAACCAAATGGAGGAATAGTTAAGTATTTAACATTAGGAAAAATATAATGGATGATATAAACAAACAAAGCAAAAGATTTTACGAAATCATAGATGTAATTAAAACATTACACGATAAAAAACGACATGATTATGGTGCAAATGAGGATATCTTTGCTAACTTTAGACTATCAGAGTTATCAGGTATTCCTGCTTGGCAAGGTTCGGTTGTTCGTATGGGTGATAAGTATGCTCGTATAAGTAATTTTATTAAAAAAGGTGAATTTAAATTTAAAGAAGAAAGTATCAAAGACACTTTAATGGACATGGCGATTTATAGTTTAATTACTATGATACTTTTTGAGGAAGAAGAGGAGAAACATGACGAAAGTAGTTGATATGGGTAGAATAAATGAGGGTGATGATACAGCCTTAGAAGGCACAGGTGTTGTTAATTCAGATAGACCTACAACAGTTGACGCAAAAGAATTACCTGAAGGCACTATGATGGAGATAACACAACCTGGAACAAACAAAAAATTTACATATCCTGCGATGGCATTAGCAGGTGGCGATTATCATAAAATCATACAAGCGTCTGATGGTTTACTTTCCGAAGAAGATATTAAAAGATATTATGATACTGTTATGAAGATGGACTGGCAAGATGGTTGGTACTCATCTGATAAAATGAAGAAAGAAGCAAAGACACCAGGATATAAACATATTCATTTAGGCGGTAGTGATACCGAAGAAACAGATTATGAAATAGAACAAGATTGGGTTAAAGAGATATGGGATAAAGTAGATCCTGAAAATGTAAAATTACTTAGACACTATCTTAATGGTCATCATGCAAATCAATCAGGCGGTATTCATCTTGATGGTTGGACTGGCGATCAATATACAGTTATCGTTTATCTGACACCAGACTGGACGCCAGATGATGGTGGTTCGATAGAGTTTTGGACACCTAATCTTACAGACGAAATGAGAGCGATGGCAGTAAATACACCATATGGTTTCTCAGGTAGTTCAGAAATGAATATCGTTAAATCATACTGGCCAAAACCAGGTAGAGTTGTAGTCTTTGACGCAAGAATACCTCATGTTGCAAGGGCAGTAGAAGGTGATAAATTTAGAGTTTCACTAGTATTTAAGTGTAGAAAAGTAAACTATTAACGCTTGACAAAATGATACTGCTAGTATATAAATAGCAGTATGGCACTACTAAAAAAGACAGACTTTTTTGAAGCAGGCAAAGAAAAGACTGCTTCTGCAGGAAAATATTCAGGCAAAACTAGAAAACAAATAATTCTAGAAAAGATAAAAAATAAAGAACCTTTTAGTATAGGTACCACAGCAGGTGGACCTAAACTTATGGGTACATCTTTAGAAGATAAATCTTTTCCGTTTATACTTTCTACAAAATCATCAGGTGATATAGCAATCACAAAAATATTCAAAGATCCAGACTTTGGTGGCGGTGCTGGTTCAGGTGGTGGTGCTGAAGATACAAAAATTACAGAATCAGGTCAATGTTATTATACATCATTAGTTTTTAATATTATAAAAAGACCACTTAAAAAAACAGATTATACAACTGCTAATCTTAAAAAAGCAGCAAAGTTCGTACAAGCAACAATCAAGTTAGAAGATTTTTTAAAAAAAGGGCCACAAGATTGGTTTGACAATGACATATACGGTAGAACAGCAAACCTAATCTATCAAAAGTATTCAAGAAAATTTAAAGGACCAGTTTATTGTCATAGAGGTTCTGCGTTTATGAGTGATGTGTATGCAGCTAAAAAATCAGTTATGAAAACTGATAAATTTTCAGCACCAGGATCATTCTCAGATGATAAATGGAATCCAGGTGATATATGGTTATCATCTTTACCACCCAATTCTAAACCTTTTAATAAGGCAACAACATGGGCAGAGTTAAATCAAATGGTATTAGAGAGTGCAGGTGAATTAAACACTAGTAGAGATACAACAACATTAGGAGTATCATTAAAGAAGTTAGGAGTATCAGGTAAAGTTGATACTTATAATAGTGCAAAAAGAAAACATAATGTCAATGTTAGATTTAAAAATTTCACATTTGGTAAATCAGGAGATTTTTTTAGTTCAATAGATTGCTATATAAGATTTGATGTTGCTGAAGTTCAGTTAAGGGCATTTAATAGTACGAGTGCTTGGCAAGGTGAGATAAAAGGACTTGCAGCTGCAGGTGGTAAAATAGGTGGTGGTAATTTAAATTACTATCTAGAGAAACACGCTAAAAAATCAATAGGTTATCCTGGTGATAATAGGTCAAGAGGTACATCATGGAGCGAAACGCCTGCGAATAAAGTAGATATAAACAAAATGTATGCTCTGTATGTTAAATTTAATAAATTACAAACAGCTAAAATACCAACAGTAAGTTTATCTGAATTTAAAAAACGACTAAAAGAAAAAGGTGCTTCTTTTCAATTTTCAAAGAATATGTGTTTGATGTTCTTAAACTCTTTTTTAGAATCTACTCCGATCATTAAAAATAAAATATCTACTGAAATAGTAAGATATGCAGCTTCTAATACAGAAATCTCTAGTTTTTACATCAAAGTAAATTAACAAATTGCTTGACTATTATAAATAATAATATATAATATAAATGGAAAGAGTGTTAAATGCAGAAATTTCAAGATTACCTCGTAGAGGACAAAAATACACATCTTGAACATCTGGAAGACGAGATAATTAATAATGGAACTAAAGGTGCTAAAACCGCAATTGAATTTCTAAAGTCTATCAAAAAGATGTTACAAGGCAAAAAGGGGTCTACCGTATCCGTCAAATGGGATGGTGCACCTGCTGTATTCTGTGGTATCAATCCAGAGAACGGAAAGTTCTTTGTTGCTACTAAATCTCTATTCAATAAAACACCTAAAATCAATTATACTAATTCAGATATATCTAGAAATCACGGTGGTGCGTTAGCAGATAAACTAAAAGAATGTTTAAAGCACTTACCTTCTCTAGGTATCAAAGGCATTTTACAAGGCGATTTACTCTTTACAAGTGGTGATAAAAAGACTGCCACAGTAGATGGTACAAAGTCAATCGTATTTACACCAAACACTATATCATATGCTGTACCTGTTGTTAAGACAGGATTGTTTGGTAGTTCTCTTTACAATAATATTGATAAAGCAAAAGTTGGTATTATATTTCATACATCATATTCAGGTAGTACAATCGCAGGATTAAAAGCAGCCTTTGGTGCAAGTGTAAGTTCATTAAAGAAAAATAAAAATGTATTCTTTGATGACGCTAATTACAAACAAGCTGGTGTTGCATTTGATGACGCTGAAGAAAAGGCATTTGATAATATAATCAGAATGGCAGAGGGTTCTGCTTACAAAGCAGGTAAGTTTATTGACTTACTCAAAAAAGATCAAGGACCATTATCTCTAGGCATTCAACTAAAAACATTTTTCAATACTTACATAAGACAAGGCACAGCAATTACAAATACATCTAAGTTAGCAAATAATTTTGAAGTATATTTTAGAGGTAGAATTAAAAAAGAAATAGATAGTAAGAAAACACCAGCAGCAAAACAAAAGTATGAAGAAATACTAAACGCTGGTATCAAAATATTAAGACCAAACAAAGATGGTCTCTACTTTGCTATTGCAACATATATAACATTTCAATCAGCAAAGGCTGTATTGTTAAGAAAATTAAATCAGATACAAAGTATCGGTTCATTTTTAAGAACTAAAGATGGATACAAAGTTACAAATCCTGAAGGGTATGTAGCAATTAAAGGATCTGGTGCTGTTAAACTTGTTGATAGATTAGAGTTCAGTAGAGCAAACTTTAACATGGCAAAAGATTGGGTAAAAGGATGATAGATTCATTTAGAACATTTATTACAGCCGCACAAAAAACAAAGAAGTGTCCAGAGGGATATAGATTTGATAAAAGATTACAAGTTTGTGTGCCTATTGGAGTAAGTAGATATTATCCTTACTATGGTGCAAGAAGTAACGGAGATCAACAAACTGATACATCTAACGACAACAATCAGAACGGTAATGGATCTAATGGTAATAATCAAAATGGTAATGGTCAAAGTGGTGGTAATGGTAGTAATAATACAGGCAACGGAAATGGTGGTAACGGATCATGAAAAGTTTTAATCAATTTAAAGAATCAATCATTGATATACCTAGACGCACATATGCGCCTGGTGTTTTTGATGATGAAGATACAGACAATCCTAAAATAAAAGATAGTGTTTTAAGAATGATTACAAAACAGTTTCAAGAATTTGAGACTGAATATCCTATACTTAAATATTCTCTAATAGGTTCTATACTTACAAAAAGATATCGTAATGACGCTGATTTAGATATTAATGTTTTGTTTGATGTGCCAGAAGAAAAAAGAGAAGAAGAAAGATTACGACTATCTAAAAAATATCTATCATCTAAAAATCCTGATAACATACAAGGTAAACTAATACCAGGCACAAGACATCCTGTCAATTATTATTTTATTACAGATGAAGAAACTTATGACGATCAAAATAAAAAAGCAGACGCTGTATTTGATATCAAAGGTCAGTCATTCGTAAAACGACCAGAAGATTTTGAGTTCAATCCTAACTTATATATGAGAGACTTTCAAAGACAAGTTGACAAGATTGATATACTTAAAGGTGAATTGAAAAGAGATATTATAGATTATGATGAATTGACAGAATTAAAACCTGGTGAGATAAAAGATTTAGAAAAAAGAACAAGCAACAAACTTGGTGAGATAGAAAAAAGCATACAAGACCTAACAAACATAGGTGATAAAATTGATACTGAAAGAAGAGCTGCATTTGACACAGATATGACACCAGATGAAATCAAAACTTACAGTATTAAGAACAGATTACCTGCAAATGTAATCTATAAAATGTTAGAAAAGTATCACTATCTTAAACTATTGAAAAAATGTAAAAAGATTTTAGACGATGGTGAAGTTACAGATGATGAAATAGATTCGTTAAAATATGTTGATGACGCCCAAAGCGAAGCGAGGGCGGTTGGTGAGGCATTAAACAAAGACAGCACCTTGGTATTCGCCTTTGGAAGGTTCAACCCTCCTACCATAGGCCACGCTAAACTTATGAGTAAGGTGATAACTGAAGCACGAGGCAATCGGGCAAATCATGTTGTCTATGCTAGTGCCTCTACCGACAGTAGAAAAAATCCATTAGATGTAAATACAAAAGTTCGTTTTATGAAAAAGATGTTTCCACAAAATAACATCAAAGCTGCAGGCGGCAATCAAAGAACATTCATGGAGATATTAAAGTTCATGGATCGTATGTATGGTAATATTGTCATGATTGCAGGTAGTGATAGAGTTCGTGAGTTTCAAACACTTGCAGACAAATACAATGGTAGAGATTATAATTACAAGTCAATCAAACTAGTATCATCAGGAGAAAGAGATCCTGACGCTGAAGGTGTTACAGGTATGTCTGCTTCTAAGATGAGAGAAATGGCAAAGAGAAACGATTATAGAAGTTTTAAACAAGGTGTGCCTAACTTATCAGATTCAGATAGTAAACAATTATTTGACGCTGTTAAAAAAGGTATGGGTATCAAAGAAGGTATCGAGAGTTTTACTAACTTTTTAAATAATGATTTACGAGAAGAATATCATCAAGAAAAAATATTCAATGTCGGTGATATGGTAGAACATTTAGATGGCACAATGGGTATGATCGTAAGACGAGGCTCTAATTATGTGTCAATGGAAACTGATGATGGTCTTATTAAGAAGGCATGGTTGTATGATGTGCAATCACTAGAAGAAGGACCTAGAATACCTAGAAAGAAAGGTCAACCTGCAGGTTCAGATAAACACTCTGATTTATATACGGATGAAAATCCAAAAGGCACAATCAAAGGTTTAGGGTTTAAAGATGTAGAAACTGCAAAAGTGAGTGTAGCAAAAATCAAATCATCTGGTAAAACTCATGCACATAAGATACAGGCTGCGATTGCAATGGAACAAAGAGCAAGAGTTATGGGTAAAAAGGCAGAAGCCGCAGTATATCGTAAGTATATCAATCAAATGAAAGAGAAAACTAAGAGAATGAACAAAGAGGAAAGATTACTTGATGTTCTAGAAAAAGAGTTAAATGTAAAAGAATCTTACGAAATAGGCACAGATGAGTATGCTCAACACACAATGAAAATGACGCCAGGTCAACCTGTGCAGAATTTTAGAAAGATTACAGACAAAATTACCGATAAGGATCTTGAAAAATTTAAGAATGAAGATGAAACAATAGATAAATATAAGAAAAGATTTAAAGAAAACTGGAAAGTCGAACTAGACAAAGCAGTTGAAAGAATGAAGGAACAACTATAATGTATAGAAAAAGAATGAGAGAAGCCTTAGCAGAAGCAAGAGCATATAGAGATCCTCTTGAAGAAGCAAAACTGCCAAGACAACTAAAAGATAAGAACAAAGAAGCGATGGTTGCTAAAGGTGGAAAAACTATTGTTATAGATAAATCAGACTTACCAGTTTACATAGCAAAAGGTTGGCAACTTGCTGAAGAAACAATTAATGAAATGAATGCTGTTAATTATGCAAGAAAATTATCTTCTTATGCTGTTAAAAGAGGTGGTATTGATAAAACTTCTTTTATGAAAATTGCAAACAGTATGGCGAATGCAAACAATGATACAGATATTAAAAGAATTGGCAAACAAGTTGATGATATGGATACAGAACCAAGAGATTTAGTTAAAGGTTCTATTGCAATACATATGGGACCAAAGACATTCGAAAAAATGTTTGGTGATCGTTTAACTGCAAGTGATATAAAACAGTATAGAAGAATGACACCAAGTGACCTGGCAGAAGAAACAATTACAGAATTTAAAAGAATGAGTGTCTTTATACCAGACCCATTTAAAAGAGCAGCTGCAATAAGAGATATATCAAGATTTGGTGGTGGAACAGGTTTTAAAATTGATGTAGGTAGTAAAACAATTAAAGTAGATGGTAAAGGTAAAGACTTAAATAAATTTGCTATAGATTTAAAAAACTTCTACGGTGCTCAAATAAAAGCAGAATCAGTAGAATTAGAAGAAACATTTACTAAAAAAGATTTCAAAGACAACGAAAGAGATAACGAACACGGATTAAATGCAAAAAAAGTTGTAGATATGTTTGGCACAGGAGCAGAAAAAATGAAGATTGACGCTATAAATGCAAGACACAATATGAGAGGTTCTATTTCTAGGGAAGATCAAAGAACAAGAGATGCTATAGTAAACAAATATTATTCGAGGTTAAAATAATACCATGAGTATAAAGTTTTCAGATTTAAAAGAATTTACAGTAGCTCAACTAAAGAAGTTACAAAAAGAATACGAACCTTTACGAGGTAAAACTATATCAATACCTAATGCAAATAAATTAAGTGCTATGATGGATAGACTATCAAAAATGCAACTTAAAGTATTAGCTGCAGCAGATATACCATTCGTAACAACTAGTGCTATATCTAAACTTGTCATGAAACATGGAATGAAATTTACAGATTTTACTGCTAAACAACTAAACATGAGTGAGGCAGATGAGTTACAAACTGAGGCTTGTTGGACTGGTTATAAACAAGTAGGATTAAAAAAGAAAGGCAATAAAATGGTACCTAATTGTGTGCCAGAAAGTGTGGTTAAAGAAATGTTTGGAGACATAATAAACGAAATAAATGATTTAAGAGGATCTTTTTCAAATGCTCAATTAGAGAGAATGAAACAAGAATGGAAAAATAAACCTGCTTCTGCTTTAACACAAGGCGTTAAGCAAATGATTATGAACATGGACTCACCAACGAGAGCTGCACTAGAAAACGCAAAAATTAATCACATATCAAAATTTGCTGGCTCTACATTTGAACAAAAAGAAAGTGTTGATCCATCTTGTAAGATTTGTGAAGGCGAAGCTTGTCAATGTGCTCAAGGCGAAGATTTAAACGAAGCAAAAAATCTGAATGATCTTAAAAGGATGTTAGATAAAACTACTCTATTAACACCTAAAGAAAAGAAAGATATTCAATCTTTAGAAAAGTCTATGGGTTCAAAGGGTTATCAGAAAGTATTAAAACAAATGTTTTCAGAAGATATACAAGAAGGTATGGTCAAAAGAGTAATGCAGACTATACATGATAAACTTTCAAAAGAAGGTGGCGCTGCTGGGTTTGATGATTTAGCAAAAGAAGTAAAAAAAGAATTTGGTATTACTATCACTAAAGACACTCTGAAAAATATGCCTGGTGTCAAACAACACAGAGATGGTGATTACATATTAGAAGCAGACTTATCAAAATCGCAAGTTAAAATGGTTCATAAGGCTGCAGACAAAATGTCAAAGAAAGACTTTGTACAAAGATATGGTAAAGACGGTGATAGTGTTAGATATGCAACAGCAACTAACATGGTCAAAAAGAAACTTGGTATTGCAGAAATGACTAAGGAAAAAATCAATAAGGGAGAAAATAAAATGCAAGAACAATCTTATAAAGACAAGTTCAACGCTACCATGAAAGACTTTGGGATTAAATCCCTTGGCGATCTGAAATCTGATGACGAGAAGAAAAAGTTTTTCAAAGCAGTTGACGCTAAACATGACGCAAAAGACGAAATGAAAAAAATGAATGCTATGAAAATGAAAGAAGATGAAGTAGCACCAGAACCTATGAAAAAATTAAATGTAGGCGATAAAAAAGAAATGAAAAAAATGAAAGAAGAAGCAGAACCATTAACAAGAGACACTATGTCTTTGGCTGATAAAGATCCAATCAATGCTATGAAAATGAATGCTATGAAAATGCCTATCAGATCCATGAAAATGAATGCTATGAAAGATATGGATAGCAAAGATGAAATGATGAAAAAAGAGATGATGAAAAAAGAAATGATGAAGAAGATGGAAATGATGAAGGCTGAAACAGATCCAGAAAAGATGGAGATGATGAAGAAAGAAATCATGACAAACATGAAGAACATGGATTCTATGGACAAAGAAGAAATGATGAAGAAAATGGAAATGGCCATGAAAGAATATGGCACCATGATGGCGATGAAAATGAAAGAAGGATTTGCTTCTGACGCTCAAAGAAGGGCTGCGTTTGCAAGTGGTTACAAAGAAAAAGGCAAAGACAAAAAAGAGATGATGTCAAAAATGAATGCCATGAAAAAGATGAATTCCATGAAGAAAATGAATGCTAACGTAAACATTGACAAAGATGAAATGAAAAAGATGAATGCTATGAAGATGAAAGAAGCTTTAGGGCAAGAACCTATGAAGAAAATGGATTCTAAAGGCACAGAGGGTGGCGCTAAAACAGACGCTGATATGTCAAAAGTAAAAGACAAACAAAAACCTTTGATGGCGATGATGAAAAAAGAAAAGTATTTACCACTTAAAGCAGGTAGTATTCAGGCAGTAGTTGCTGAAATGCAAATGAAAGAACAAGAACTAGTTGAAGTAAAAGGTAATGAACTTGAAAAAATGATACAAGACTATTTAAGAAAAGGCGGAACAATTAAAAAACTTCCACCTGCATTAGCAAAAGGCATGAAACCATCTGAAATGAAACCACATGAGATTGGTAAAATGGGTATAATCAAGTCTATGAAAATGAAAGAAGTAAGAGAGTTTGTTGACACTTATAATAAACACTTCTTATTAAACTACAAAGCAGAAGAACTTATTAATGAAGTACAATAAAACATTCGCTGAAGCTCTTAGACAAGTTAGAGAAGATGGACATACTGATGTAGCATCAGCTATTAGATCGTGTAAAACGACAATAGAAGACGCTGGTCAAATGCTATCTAAACTACAAGGTATGAATCCTGAAGGTGATTTACCAAGTTGGTGGATGAAAAAGATTGCTGTTGCTTCTGATAGTATGAATAAACTAAGAGATTATCTTTTAGTGCCTTCAACAAATGAACAAAAAGAAGAACCTAAAGCAGAACCTAAAGAAGATAAATCTGCAGGTGAAATACAAACTCTTAAAAATAAGATTCAACAATTAGAACTTGAACTTAAAATAGAAAAAGATAAAACTGTTAAACCTGAACCTAATCCTGATACAGGTGAAGTGCCATTAAGAACTGGACTTGCACAAGCACTCTTAGATAAAAAAGATAAGAATAAACCAGAACTGAAGTCAACAGACAAAAAGAAATTAAAAATGAGTTTAGGTAAATCTAAAGTAGATGTAAATCCTGATGTAGAATTAGGTATATACTCTGGTGGTCAAAAAACACCTAACGGAAATCTACATTAAAGGATAGATCTCCATGAGAGATTACAAAGAATTTTACAGAGAAGCGAAAGGCGATATGCCTCGTATCTATGTTGATATGGATGGAGTGTTATGTGATTTTGTCTTAGCTGCAAAAAGAGCTACAGGACAAGACTGGACAGGTTTACGATCTGGTCAAGATTGGGAATCCATAAGAAACACTAAGAATTTTTGGGCAAATATGCCTTGGACTAGAGATGGTAAACAACTCTGGTCTTATCTCAAACAGTATAATCCTCATATTCTATCAGCATTTAGTCCAGATGATCCGAACTGTAAACCAGGAAAGATGAGATGGTTAAGAAAAGAAGTAGGATATACGCAAAATTTTATGATAAACATTGTGAGGCGTAGAGAAAAGAAAGACTTTGCTATGAAAGGTAGTGATGTGGGTAAGAAACCTGCAATTTTAATTGATGACTATCCTAAAAATGTAACACAATTTAGGGCAGCTGGGGGTATAGGAATATTACATACGAGTACTTCATCTACTATAAATCGGTTGAAGAAGATTGGTTTTTGATAAATAGTAGCAGTTAATTAACAAAAGAAACTAACTTATTAATAAGGAGAGATAATATGCCTTTATGGGGAAATTCAGATGCCGTTGAAGCGAAACCTAAACACTTCACGGATGCTGAAAAATTAAATGTTTACGCAACTGAAAAAGGTTGGGTAAAGAAAATTACAGGAACTGGTGGACGTGCTGGTCGAATACAAGAAGAAGTTATTGTAGCGATTGGCGATTTAAATACCTCTCTAAACCTTGCAGACATTACAGCTATTGATTGGAACATTGATAGTTTTGATAAGTCTGATGGTGGAACACTAAGCGTAACAGTTACTTTCAACGAAGAAGTTGAAGTTGCTACCGACGGTGGTACACCACATCTTGCTGTTACAAATGGTAACCAAGGTTCAGGTTCAGGTCGTGGTCCACACAATCTATTATACGCAAGTGGTTCTGGCACAAACAGACTTACATTTGAACTTGCAATTGCAGCTGCTAATGCGGCAACAAATGCTTCAGATGTACTTTCAATCGCTGCTAACGCAGTCGCTTTGAATAGTGGAACTATCAATGAGAAAGCAACTGAAAAATTTGTTTTAGAAGAAGGAACAAATTCTGGAAGTGCTGACGAGTTCATAGAACTAGAGGGTGCTACTGCTGGTCGTATCATGCAAGAACAAAATACTGCTTCTACAATTACTAGTGCAACCGCTATCGGAACTGCTGCTGGTACAATTACTGTAGCTGCGTAATAAAAGTATTATAAATATTCGTATAGGGCATTAGTGCCCTATGCAATTGATCCCTTACGAGATAATATCAATGTATGGGCTAACATTCCCCGAATACATAAGGGGCTAAATAAATGGGAGAAATAAAATGGCTGATAAAAAAATCACCGCTTTAACTTCATTAGGAACTGCTACAGCAAGAGAAGATTTACTTCATGTTGTTGACGATCCTTCTGGAACACCGATTAACAAAAAAGTAACTATCGCTGAGATGGAAAATGCTCTAAGAGCACCTGTATCTTTAGCAGATACTGCTTCTATCACAGCAACTGCTGCTACTAACGCAGGAAGAACTAACGTATTTCCTGACACATCACAAAATACAACTGTAACACTACCAACACCAAGTGCTGGTCTGTCTTTCAGATTTATTTATGGTGGTGCAGCTGCAGACGCTACTGACCATATCATCAAAACTACTGGGAACACTTTGTTCTTCAAAGGTGCTTTAACACACCTAGATACTGACGGTAACACAAACGCTTCAGTATTTTCTGATGGTAACTCAAACAGCATACTAACATTAGCAACACCTCAATCATATGTTATAGACATTGTTGGATCTTCAGCAACTGTATATTTCATTTCAGGATTTGTTTCTGACGTTACTGCTCCAGCATTCTCTGACGCTTAATAATTAGAGAGTTGGTTACTTAAAACTTTTAGAGGGCCTTCGGGCCCTCTTACTTAATAGAATGGAGACGTTATGAGTATAACTAAAGAACAAATTGAATTGAGAAAGTCTAACTTAGAGAAAGACTTTCAAAATGTGAAACAACAAATTGAAGAAGGTCAAGTCAAGATTAATACTATGAGAAATAACTTGAATGCCTTGGCAGGTGCAATACAACAATGTGATGTATTCTTAAAAGAGATTGCAGACAAAGACGCACCAATGCCAGCAGAAAAACAACAAGCTCTTGATATTGCAACTTCATAGGAGAAAAGATTAATGGACAAACTAACACAGGAAGAATTAAACGGTCTATCGCCAAGAGCGAGAAAACAACACGAAGATTCTAATGAGGTTCTTGCTGAAATAACAACAGAAAATCCTAATAAAGATTTAGTTGTTGAGGAAGATAAACCTAAAAAGAAAAAGGAAAAACAAAATGAAGAGCTTTAAACAATTTAATGAAGCAGGATATACAGATAGATTTGCTCATCAATCAGTAGAAGATGATAATGTGGGTATCTTTGATGTTGCAAATCCTGATTCTTTGCAAAAAGTTAATGCTTATGTAGGTGCAATTGCTGAACAAGAATATTTACAACCAGGTGCTGCTATGCACCAACTAGCGATGAAACTAGGAACTATTGGTCTAAGTTACACTATACCTAAAATTGAAGGTAATAAAGGCAAATCAGTAGTAGAAGTTTCTCAGTTTGGTGGAAGATATGGCAAGACATCTGATAACACTACTTCAGGTGAAGGCGATATTGAAAACGGCGATGGTATTTCTCATAGAAAAGAAGGTGGTTTAAAACTGGAATTCAATTGGGAAAAACAATCAAATAACACTTACAAAGTATTTGCAAATTTAGTTTAATTAAACACATATATATTGATATGTGTAGATTGGTTTTATTATGAGTGATTTTAAGGAGTTAACGCCTGAGAATATTAATATGTTTGCTATCAAACATTATGATAATCCTCATTGTGTTGACGAACAAGAGTTCTTAGATGATATGAAACGATTTAAATATCTGAAAAGATTATTTAGAAAGTATGATACAACTAAAGAATTAAAATCAAGATTAATAATCAATCACATAATTATTCTTGCAAATGTATTTAATATTGACGCAGCCACTACTTTATTGTTTTTTAAAATAGATAGAAAACATTGGTCAATACTTAAAACAATTCTTGTGTTTCTACATTATATGCCAGAAAACGATATGACTGATATTAGAATAAATCAAAAAGTTATGAGTGAGTTAGGAAAAATATGAGTAGAGTTATAGACGCCTTAATTGCTTATAGAGTTGTAAAACTTTTAGTAACACCTTTCAATAAAACAGAAGCATTTAAATTAGGTATTATTGATGATAAAGGTAAGGTATTAATTAAATCAAAAGATTTTCTCAAAACATTTTCAAGTCAACAACTACCAAAAGCACGAAAAGCATATACTATGCTGATTCGTTTTGTATTCAATTTAAAAAGATTATTAAGTAAAGTGGGTATTCGTGGTCCACTAACAACAGCTGCAGCCGCGGCTATAGCATTTTTCAAAGAAGAAAACGGTCAAAATGATTATGTTGAGAGAGTAGTTTATAAACACCTGAAAGAAAATGGTTTTGAGTTTGAAGTAAATGAGAACTATGGTGACTTAATGAGACCCGGTACATATAGAGTTAAACGTAATATTACAGATTTAGAGGGTGATATAGTCATAAATATAGATGAAGAAGTTATATTTGAAGGCAAAACAGATACTATTATGGGATATGATGTTTTCAAGTATAAGAATGTATATTTAACTACGGAGGACTTATATGCCAACGCCTAATACAGCAGACGCTATGAAAAGACATAAAGCTGGTAAAGCAGGCTTTACAGATAAAGCACACTTGAAAGCAAAAGGTCTAATACCTAGAGCAGATGGTACGAAAAGAAAAAGTCCTAAATATGAAGATTTAGACGCACAACCACAAGATAGAGATGTTAAAAAAGTAAAAGGCACACAACCTAAAAAATACTACAAAACATTAGATAAAACTACAAAAAAGAAAAGAGCAGCTTTCTTTAAGAAAAAAGGAGGCACTTATAAAAAATCAGATGATAATGACGATTATAAAGCAGCACCCGGTGATGAGAAGGCAAAAACTAAACCATCTACTTTTACTAAGAAATTTAAAAAGATGTATGGCGAAGATGCCCCAGCAAATGCTACAGGCACAGCAGTTGCAGGAACAGGTGATGATTCATCTACTGTGGTTATGAAGAAAAAGAAAGAT